TGACTTGCAGCCGTCTCGCGTAATCGTAATCTTCCGAGCCGCCTGTGAACTCGCCAGTTAAATATGCTTTTGTGCCGTCTCTGCTGTCCGGCGTGATCGTTACGCTTAAAGTTGCCATATTAGCTCACCAACTGCACATACAGCTGCCCCGCAGCGCCGGTTCCAGAGGGCGCGGAAGGGCCGTAGCTCGACCCGCCAAGGCACAGCGCGCCAGCGAGCACGATGCGGTTGTTTTGCAGTGTGATCGCGCCGCCCGTGCCAGCCGAAAGAAACAGATTGCCCGCTGCCTGAATTTGAATGCCACCATACGTCGTTTTGATGCCGAGCCCGATGCCCGTCGTCGTGTATGCGATCTCGAGCGAACCAACTGCCGTGTTGCTGTTGGCAAGCAGTTCCACCGTCTGCCCGCGCAGCTTCTGCGCCGTGATAGAAGTGCTGTCAATGTACGTTGCGATCGCATTGTCGACCTCGCTTGCGCTCAGTCCCGCGTTGCTGTCAACGTAAGTCTTGGTCGCGTAAGACGATCCATCCTTTAAGTCACCCACGGAAATGCTGCTCGCCTGAATCTGGTTAGCCGTGAGCTTGCCGGAGATGTTGGCTGCGTCAACATACAGCGTGCTTGTCTCGATGCTGCTGCCCTTGATCTTAGTCGTGCCGCTCGCGTCGGAGATAGTCAGGCCGTCCAGCGTGGTTTTGACCTCGGTGTATTTGCCGTCGATGCCCTCGACCTTGAGCATGATTTCTTCGCTGGTCTTGGTGATGAGGGAGCGAGCTTTTGCAAAATTTCTCTCGATCTGCCGCTGCGTCGGCGATTTGTACGGGTACTCGTCGTCAATCTCGTCCGCGTCCGGCGCGGAGATGTCCGGCGCGAGCATCGGATCAAACGTCATGTCCAGCGCGATGAGCGGCACGTAAATCCCGTCTACCGTCACCGCGTCGCCAAGCTCTACCGCAGGATCAAGCAGTGCCTCGCTGCCTTCGTAGCCGATGTGCTTGTAGCCGGAGACTTTGGCGAGGATTGCCGCCGCCATTGCATTCGTGCCGTCCGGCTGCAAGGCCGTCAACGTCCGTCCGGTGTCCGATCCGGACACACCAACCACATCGCCGTTCTCGTCGAGCAGCTCGACTTTAGTAATGGGCTGCGACGCGATGCCCGGGGAAAACTCCGC